CTGCGCGTGGCTTGCCGAGTGCTGTCTCTATGCGCCCAATAGCCACACGACGTTGGGCGGCGGTGCGTTCAGGCCGAGCATCGACGAGCAGGAGCGCGGGCTGTATGTCAAAAACGCATACCAGGAGATCTACGCTTCCTACGCCAATTTCGCCAAATCAAACGGCTACAAGGCGGCAGCTAAGCCGCGTTTTGTTGATCGACTCAAGGAAACGGTAAACAACGTTCTAAAAATCCCCGGTGTGGAACCGAAATTTATAAACGGCAGAGCAGTCGTCAAAGGTCTGCGACTCAAACCTTATGACATCACCACGGATCGAGCTTCGAGCGGTGACACTAGATTGCCATCACCTATAGAATACGCCTCGGATCCAACAACATGGGATGCTGCATTTGCAGCACATGACACCCCTAAAGAAGACGACACCAACAACTAACATGAGCATCAAATTACTTGGCGGCATTTTGGGTGCTGGCGCAGTGGCGACCGCTGCGGCAATCGTGGCGCAACCATCGATGCTTCCCGTGAGCCTTGTGGCTCTGGGTGGAACTCTCGGCGGCGCGTCTGTTGCTATCGAACTCAACCGTAAAAAGGAAGAACAGATCGAAGAGGCGGCAAAGGTTGCGGCAACCTTCAACGGGTTATACGAATTCAATAAGGGTCTGATCAGCCCACAGCAGCTCAGCCTGATGTGTGGGGTGCCTCTGGAAAAGACCTCGATCTTCCTCAAAGCCCTATCTGATCAGCAGCAAGGGCGGTTTATCCGCACGGACAAAGGCGACGTGTTCAACTTCCCGCACCCTGCAAATGTGTTGGATCAACTAACCGCTAATGCGCAAGCCTGGGTTAAAAGCCAAGCCGATCCGCTGTTGCAGGAGAACGCCACGCTCAAAGCTGAGCTTGTGCGACTTCAATCGTACATAAACACACAGGCTGCGCAACAGATGGTACAACCGTTAAGAAATGATGAAAAAGAACAAGATCCGTGGAATAAACTTTTATAGTGAGGGAACGCGACGCGAGGCGGACTAAAGGCCGGGCCTAATCAAGCCCGGCTTTCGCTTATAGATGTAGCCAACCAGCGAGACCGTTGGAGCTGTCCGCCGCAGCAGAATTCACAAGAGCATCAACGATAACGGGAGTCTCCTGCTGCAGGCGCTGCCCGATCTCCTGGGCGATAAACCGATGCTCTAGCTGCGTGCCCGGCGCATTGCGAAGACCCACATAGAAGATCCAGCTACGCAGCGTGCCCATCATGTGAAGACGGGTCGGGACACACATAAGAAGCGCGTTACGGGCGCACTCTTTCGCCACGCCGGCGTTCAAAAGATCCTGATACAGCTCCTGAGACCGCTCAAACAGATCGAAAATTCGATCCCGAAACTCCTGCTCAACGGAGTCGTCATCAAAGGCGTAACTGTTTTGACGGTTTTTTTGATCCTGAGCGCGAAGCTCGAAGAGAGGTGCTTCGGGCGTTACCTGATCTAAAACATCTAACGGATCGCAGTAGCGCTGACTCGTTTCCTGGAATGTAAAACTTCTGTGACGTAAGATCTGAGGTGAGATTGCACGAGTTGTTATGATCTCAAACGACGCACAAACCTGCTCAAACACACTCCAGTGTCCGTGTTTGATGCAGTAGTTCAGTAGGCGGATTGCTTCGCCACGGTCTGGATCTTTAGTCGATACTCTCGCGTGCGAAGCGACAATTCGCTCAGCTTCCGGCGTAATCCAGTCGAGAGATACCGAATGAAGCCTATTGCGAGCCGCCACTACTTGCTTGCTTCGACCCAGGAACTATAGCGTCTGTGATTCGCTCTACCAACCCCGGATTTTTCTTCGGCAGCTCTCCTGCCATCCGATCAGTAACATACGGGATCTTGGAGGGATCCGTGTGCATCGCAGGTCCAGCAAAACGCATGATCAAGTACGGGGGAAAGCTTCCTGATAACGAAGGCGACGGGTAATTTCGGTGGGTGTAATCCCGGTCAACTTGTAGGGCTCCAGACCCATCCGCTGACCGGCCATCCGAATGGGAAAATCAGTGTCCCTCATTTTCCTTTCTGTAATTTAGCGCGGGCAATCGACATCAGATTGTCCATCATGTTGTGAGTATTTAAAGGATACTCTGTTTGAGCAAGACGGGTATTCAGGAAGTTTTGCTGAGCACCGGCAAGTGCGGTTTGCATACGCATCCGTTGCTGCGGCGAAGCTTGCTGCAGCGATAACAGATACTGAGCTTGGCTCATATCGTCCGGGCTATCCGGCAGCGGGACATTCTTCTGGTTATATCCGGCGGGACCTGTCAGAGCGGTGCTTTTTTTGATATTGCCTTCGGCGTATTCGACGGGTCCCACGGGGGGCCGGGAGTACGCGCCGCGATCATGCTCTAACTGAGACGCGATCCGGTTGGCGTTATCGAGCTGAGCGACGCGCCTGATGCCCAGGTACGGCTCTTGGTTGATGCCCCCGATACCAGGAGGCACCATCAGGGTGGGTTGGCTCTCAGGGGCTTTGCTGGGGCCTGAGCCCGGTAAGATCGCCACTACTGGTCGCTCCTATTAGCCGAACGGTCTCTAACTCTTATATTACTCGAACTATTATTCAACGGATTGTGGTCCTTGTGATCAACATCTTTACCGTCATTTTTATGAACACGACCTTCGCGTTCTAAATGACGGCGGGCTTTGTTCCTAGCGGCACGACGCTTTTTTTCCTCGGGCGTTCCATGGAACGAGTCGTATTCCTCTCGGTAGTCCCTGGAGGCCACTAAATTAGTTCTTCTTAACTAATTGTAGGGACAGGAAATAGCCACGGCTTGCCGAACCGAGCATCTTGAGGATCGAGACGAGCGTAGTCCCGGACAAATTCGCCAAGGTCCTTTTGGTACCGCTGAAACAAGCCTGTATAACAGTAGTCGTCGGGGGAATAATGCTCATAAAGCTCATCAAGAAAGTCTGCTTTGCTCTGTTCCCAGGCGACATCCCAGGTCCGAAGGATCTTTTCTAAATCGAACGCCATGAGGCAACTGTGCGGACTAATACCTTAGCTGAAACAGTTTAGACAAGCGGCGATAAGGTTTTCCCGGTAATTCATCATTCTTGCCATTTCTCTGGTTTCCAAATCACCGAGGGGATTGTCGTCCTCATCCCAGCAAAACGTCTTTAAATCAGCGCGTTTTTGGGCACACGCTTCGATGTTCTTCCAGTCGACTTTCATTTGTAAGCCTTGATAAACCAACCACTTTTAGGGGACTCTACAAGCCAGCGGGGGCCTAAGTTCTTTCTCGAATAAGATTTGGCATCGCCATCATCGGATATGTAACCCCCATTAATCAAATCTAAATCACCATAAGGATCGTGAACTATATAAGCCGTATTATCTGCGTTGCGTCCGATAACAATGATCCAATGACCACCGCCGGTCGGGCTTTGAACGGGCCCCCGGTGAAGAATGCCGATGGGAACAGGAATACCCAAAGCTAATTGAGCATCAATATCGGCCCAACTACCGTTTTGCTTGAAGTCAGCTTTGATGCCGTACTCACTCAGTGCCGCCAACTGTGCATTAGCAGAAACAGTATCTCCTTTACGAAAAACAGTATTTACATAGTCATCATCAGTTTTGATGCTGTTGGGTTTCAAAAATTTAAGCAGCATCGCGCATGAGCTGGAAAAACAGGTTCGCGAGGGATCCCGTCGATTATCGCGCTGAGAAAAATAAGGAACGTCTAAAACTAATTTTGTTGCTGGCGTGGCAGGGGCTGCCTGTTCTGAAGGCTTTGGATCGTTAATAATCTTCCAATGCGGCGGATAGATCCACCAGGGCTTATCGGGTTGAGCTTCGAGCTGAACTCTATAATGAGTTTCGCCTGGCACCATTGTGATGGTTTGCCAGATGTGCGCGGAACCTTTAGGTACGAATAACTTCTCTTCCGCCGCCAAGGAATTGGCGTCGAGAGGCTTGCGTTTCAGCCACGTGTCCCGTTGGGCAAGAATCGAGTGCGCCAAAGCGGAGTTGATGGGCTTGGTTAAAAATAACTGCTTTTCCTTCTCGCGCCTGATTTTTAAGCCTTCACTCGCTTTTTTGTTCCCAGCGTAAATCCAACGTAAGAACTCTGCTGCAACAATCTGGGTGTCCGCTCGGTCGTTTAGTAATCTTAAAAGCGTTGAATTACGAAACGCACTAAGCCCGACGTTGTAAGCAAAACTGACTAGGGCGTCGAACTGATTTTGATTAACGGTTACTTTAAGAAAATCTCGAACGCCGCTTTCAAATTGCATCAAATCAGAAGCGAATAAAATCTCCGCTTCCTGCTTGGTAATTTTTGTATCGGGGCCGATGTCGGGGCCTGTCGTTCCGTACCCCACAGTCCAGACACCGGCCTGGCACTCGTAGGAGGATAAACGAAGACCCTCAAACTTCTTGATAAAAGCCGCCCCTTCTGGGGAAACTCGCATCAGGCGCTAGTAACGTCGATACCCACGCGGTACTCGGCGCCGCTACGACCCTTGAGTTGGATGTAGGTGAAGTAAGTACCCGAGGTGTTAACCGTGGTCGTTGTCGTCGATGTCGCCCGCGAGCTGAACTTCGAAGGTTCAGCCGTTAAAACGGGAACACCGGAGGAATTAAGGACAACAACATCGCCGCAGGAATTTTGATTACGGATATTAACGCGCAGAATACCAGTGGCGTTCAGGGTTAACTGGTAGTAATCAGAAATACCGTAGATGCCGTCAGCTGCATATTCACGAGAAGACGCTGCGATTACAACCACGCCGCTGGCATCGAGGGTACGGCGTTGGTCGAAATGAGTCGACTCAGTGCGGCGAGAGGGATCCGTAAGTCCGCTATTAATGACGCTATCCAGCTCTAAATTTTTAGTGAACTGCGACATGTACGGAAGCTCAAGATGTCTATATTTTAGGGGAAAATTTATACGCTTAAAATATCCAGCAAAGTAAAATTTAATTAGTTGGAAAACCTCTCGTGGGTGCGGAAGCAATCATCGCTGCGTTTGCGACTATGTTGGGTATTCTTACGTGGTCACATCAACAGCGCCAAAACGTGTTAAATGATCGCTTTGGTTCTATTAAAAGACGGTTAGATAAAGTCGAACGCGATATAACCGAATTCCCGCTAGTTTATGCGTCTAAAGTAGATCTAAACTCTGGTCTCACTGATATTAAAGATAGACTAAACCACATCAACGACAAATTAGATCAGCTCATAATGAGCAAGATCAATGAAAAACTCTAGTTACAACTTTTGGTTCGCGATAATTTATGAGATTTTAAATGATCTTTCTCAGCATTTTGCAAGCTTAAGAAAAAATAAAATCATAAAAATGATCCTAAAGTATTGTAAACACGATTGGATACTCTGGAAGGTAGAGTCAACGTTAAAAGATGTTGACAGTCAAGCTGAAAAAATAAAAAAGTCTTGGGAGGCGACCGAGCCTCCAAAATACTTAGTAATCGAGCACGAGCCCGATGGATCCAAGGCTCAAGAACTACTAGGTGGAGCAATCGAGATTAAAAGTACTTTTAAAAGAGAGTGAGTAATATATTGATAGAGGTTAACTAAAACCATGGATCAAATCCTCAACCACCTCCAACAACTTCTCGCGGTGCTATTTGCGATCCACGCGCTGGCGCTCGCAATATGCAACCTTACGCCAACCCCGAAAGACGACGCAGCCGTAGCTAAGTACTATCGAGTGCTTGAAATCTTAGCGGGTATCGTCACTCGCCTCGCTAAGCGCTGATTCCAGTTCATTTTCAAAGCGTGCTGGGAGCTTCAACGGCTCTCGGCACGCTTCTTCGTATTCGCGAGCAGCTATACTAGACTCGTGGTTGTAACTCAGCCAATGCCAGATAGCATCTTCTCGATCAGAGGTCCAGAAACTCTGAGAGCGAAACCATAACAGCCAGTCTAAGTCAGATTTTTGGAGGTTGCAGGTAGGACAACACGCTAGTAGGTTGCCGCGCTTTGTAGGGCCGCCCCTGGCACGCGGAACAACGTGATCTAACGTGTGCGCCCTGTCAGAACCGCAGTAGGCACACGTATTGTCCCAAGACTCAAGAATATCCTTACGAAAACGTTTTCTAGCTGTACGGCGCTGTAAACATTGAAGATTGAAAACTAACTCTTGTTCGTTAGTTTCACTCACACAAAGTGTGCGGTTATGGGTAGTCTAAACGGCTACTAAACTTGAAACATTAACTAAAGATTCAGGTGAATAACGACTCAAGGTATTGAGCGAATATCGCTCAGCCTGAAACTGGTCGATAATGTAGCTAATCGCTTCTGCGGGATCGGTGTCTTCGCCGCACGTATAAATGTCCACAGCGACGTACCCGTTTTCGGGCCAGCTGTGAAACGAAATGTGCGACTGAGCCAGCAGAGCAAACCCTGTAATACCGTGCGGCTCAAATAAATGAAGCTTTAGGTTCAGTAAAGTAGACTTAGCAATATTAGATGCTTCTGTAAGTACTGAGTCAACAAAAAGAGGGTCGTTAATTTTAGTGACATTACAGTCATACATGTCTAAAACAAGATGCTTGCCTTTCATTCATTTCTAAAGATTCCAATGTAGTGTACTGAGAAAAAACACGCTAAGCTTTGTTGACTTCAAATTTAATGTGTATGTCAGTTTCTGCTGTTAACGTTGTCTGGCTAGATGTGAACCTGCATCAATGGGAGCACGATTGGCTTAGTTATCTACTCGAAGATACATTCGCGCAGTTCTTGATTACAAACGAGTTTTACGGATTACCTGTAAATAAACCAACGGTGGTTGTTGCAAATCACGCAATCAATTATCGAGAATACCTCGATACCTTGCGTCAGAACAATAAGAAATACGCTGTCGTTTTATTATCTGACGAAAACGTGTGCGAAAAAATGGAGTATGTGCACGATCCGAACTGTGTTTTTGTTGCGCGAAATTACTTCAATCCCTTGTATCTAAAGCACCCAAAAGTATTCACGTTTGGTTTGGGTTACAAAAACAATTTTAGGACTAAGGAGAAATCACCTCTATATAGCGAGCGACGATACATCTGGAGTTTTGCGGGTAGTTTTCATGATGATTTTAGAAAAGACGCAGTTGAAACTTTTAAAAAGTTAAATCCGCATAAAATTCATTCGGTCAGCGGGTTTAATGCGAAAGACGGATTAGAAACACACAAATACGTAAGTATGTTGGAGCAAAGTAAATTTGCTTTGTGCCCACGAGGGCAAGTTAATAATGACTGTTTCCGAATTTACGAGGCACTTGAGGCTGGGTGCATCCCCGTGGTGCTTGCTTCAGCAGAACACCTGCAAGTAAAACCATCCTATTGGCACGCTGTCTTTTATGGCGACAGCACAATGCCGTTCGTAGTTGCAGATTCTTGGGCAGAAGCTCTAGAAAAAGTGCAGGATATTGAAAAAAATAAAAAGGGTGATGAAGTACAACGCAACTGCCAAGAATTTTGGGCGCGTTGGAAATCAAATTGGAAAAAAATGTTTGAATATAAAATAATGCTTCTTGTAGAATAATGATGTCTAACTAGCCGCGTCAAAAGCACAGTGAGCCCGTTGACCGTCTTGTAAAACGTAATGAAAAAATATTTGATGATAATACAACTGTTCTTTTTTTCCAAATAATTTAATATTTTTTGTTACACCAGGCATGGATTCCCGCCAATGGGGGCGTTCGCATCCTTTATATATCATTCCGTCTCCCGGTTCTAAATTTACTTTATGATCTTCTCCCGCTGTAAGAATAATATTTTTTTTATTATCTTTATATACATCTGGTGTTTTAATCCATATAGGCCAATTTTTACTATTACCTTGTAAATTTGTGCCCACGTGTACTGTAACTGAAATTTCGCAAGCATCTCGATCAACGTGCTTCTTTAACTCCTGTCCAGGAAAATAAAAACGATCATAATAATATGTATTATATAAAAATTTACCTAAAACTTTTTCTAGTTTCAATCTAATTTTTGTATGTATATCACGATATTGAGGGTGCCAATATCTAGCTAAGGACCCTACAACTTGAGTTTCTACTGGGTTCAAATTAAATTGATCTAGCTGTTTTCCCCAATAATTTAACTGACCTCGTTCACACGGTAACGGAAAATACAGCTCTTGCGGATCCCAAAGCTTGTTAAGAACCAAATAACCGTTTTTTTCAAACTCTTTGTTATTTGTTTGGGTAGTCCCAGTATTAAGTTTTTCTTGTAACTTTATTTGTTGAATATCCATTTTAGATCATTTCCAACGAGGGCCAACTGTCCAACCAACTAAAGATTTTCTTACGCCGCTTCTTACTTTTATTACTCGATGTTGAGTTCTGGAATCAAACAAAATAATAGTTCCCCGTTTTCTTGGAGCTATGTATGTTTTACCAGCTTCGTTTAGGAGTTGAAGGTTTCCTCCCTCGTAGTCGTTCGGATCGGATAATTGAAGCACAAAAGAAAGTTTTCGAACCATCTCTAATTTCTCATTTAAATAATCTTGTGCTAAACCGTCTGCTCTATTTCCAATTGAAACAGGTTTATATTGTGTTGACAATCCCGCGTCATTATGCCAATTGTAAAATTCTCCTTTTTCATACCGAGTATATTGCATCGATTCACCGTCAATACACCTTAAATCGTAAAGAAAATTTTCTCTGTTCGCTCGCTCAATAAAATGCCAAATAAATCCACCAATCCAACTGGTAGTGGGGATCCACGCGTTCTTTGAATTTCTTTGCTCTTTGTTTAAAGCATCTCCATGTATTCTGGAGTCCGCTAGAAACTCATCATACTTCTCTTTTAAATCCTTTTCAATAATAGAAACGACATCTTCTGGCAAATCTGTAAAATACCAAATACTTTGATAAGCCACTGCAAGTTAGCAAGCTGCCAAAATCATACTGGATAACGAACTAAAACAATACCTTTTCCTCCGTTTCCTACACCAAGAGGTCCCCCAGATGCGCCTCCTCCACCCGTAAATTCAAAACCGTTAAATTGGGCTGTAGGAGTTAGACCAGGGTAAAGACCTCCGCCACCTGCACTAGCGGGGCGAAGAGAAACGCTTAAGGTCTGGCCTCCCCCACCACCGCCAAAAAATCCATTTAAAGGTGACAACGCGGGTATACCAATTATAGGTCCAGCAAACTGAGAAAATTGAAGGCCAGCTCCGCCAGCGCCTCCATCAGGAGACGGAGCGCCATTACCGCCAATTCCTCCACCACCTGCTGAATCTCCTGGATTTCCCGGACCTGCTGCACCCCCGTTCCCCCCGTAATTGGTAGCGCCAGGCACCGGTTGTGGCTGTGATGGCTGTAATCCATTTGTTGCTGCTGCAAGATATCCGCCCCCGCCCGCTCCACAACCGCCACCAGGAGAAGCTGGGCTATTCAGCCATTGAGCCCCTCCTGCTCCACCTAATCCAGTCGCTGGGCCAAAAGAAGAGTCTGTTCCGCGTGTACCATTTACACTTAGGCTACCGGCTCCGCCACCACCAACGGCTACAGTATAGGCTCCCGGTGTTATGGATACTGGATACGCTGTGTAATAAACTGCGCCTCCAGCACCTCCACTACCTCCAGTATTTCCAACACCATTGTCCCCGCCACCTCCGCCGCCGCCGCCAATAGCCAATACTTCAACAGAAGTAAGAGTAGAATTCGTAACTTGAAAGGTACCTGCTCCCGTAAATACGTGAATAAAAGAACCACCATCTAGTACAATAGTACCTCCAGTTGCTTTAGGCCCAGTGCCCCCAAGTAATAATTGAAGTATTGACATTTACCCTCTAGGCGTAAATTTTAGAAGCCAAGATAAACTGTCTTCATCCCAATCATACCAGTAGCCCTGTTCTTTTTCTTGTTCTGTTAAAGGCGGCTCAGGAGTCGGAGGTTCCCATTGCGCAGTAGTTGTGTTTAATAGCCACGAAGGAAACGGTTTAGGAGGTATAAATGCATCTAATAAAGAATCATACGAAAATCCTATTGCTGCGTAGTTTTTTCTAAAGTTTCCAGTATAAGATGTTTGTTTCCATATCGTATTTAAGCCAAAAATATTTTGTAAAAATGTTACACCAACTTCTTCACGTTCGTTTCCGTTTTCGTCTTCTGTATCCTTGTTTGAAACGGCAAGGACGCGAAGAACTATACTATGATTATTTAATTGTGCAAAATGGGCCATTGTAGAAACTTAAAAATAGTCGTTAAATTTAGCGTATGCCCTAAACAATAGCGTATTTTACTCTTCAAGTTTAGCTTGTCTAAACAATGTGTAATAAAATGAAAAAATATGGTTCTTTTATTCACGTATTTACGGGAGCAGGCCTGCCCCAGTAATCACAAATATTTGTGTATTGTTCACACAGAGAACCGTTGTTAATCCATAAGCAGATACTGATCTTTGGCCTGTATTAGTTGTACCGGCTTGGCGTAATACAATTCCTGCTTGTCCACTTATAGTCTGAACTCCAGATGAAGTATTAAATATAGATATTGCGTCGCCAGCAAGGAAAACACCACTGGGCACTGTTATCACACCAGACCCTACTGCTATGTGTTTACCTACATCGCCAGAAGCTAAAGTATAAGTGCTAGTTCCCACTGCGGTTTGTGGGACAGTACGAACATTGCCGAAAGTGTCTATAATTACACCAGACGCAACGATAGTTCCAGAAACATTTAAAGGTCCTGTTAATGTCCCGCCGGTTAATGGAAGCCTTGTGGTTAAAGCGGCATTACCGCTTGCTTGAGCAGCATCTGCCGTACGTTGAGCGACACCATCTAAACCCAGCTGATTACCGACAAGAATAAGACCACTAGGATTTGACGCAATACCGACATCAATCCGTTGATTTGTCGCTAAAAGGCCGCCACCGAGTAAACCGCTGCCGGCGGTTAATGTCGTTGTAAGAATTACACCTTCTACGCTATCGCCAGGTGGTAACTCGGAAGTACCTCCGCTAACAAGAACTAACGGTTTACGTGTTGCCATCAGAACCTCCTCCTTTTATAAGTATACTCTTAACCGTAAATAACTACGGGTTGATCAATCTCAACCTCTAATTCAGTTGTGCTCAGCGCCGTACCGATGCCCACCAGAGCTTGATATTGACTAGCACCCGAAGCCGAAATCACACCAGAAGCAGTGCTGTAACGCGTGACCTGGCCCGAGTACTTCGACAAGTAGTAGTACTCGCCGGGAACCAGAGTCGATTCAGCCGTAATGTTGGCAGAACCGAGCACAGCGACATCATCAAGGATGACCGCCACACCGCTCGAAACACCGGCAGAAGCCGACGTGATGCCGATGGCTTCGTACTGAGCAGCAGGCACGCCGCTGAGTGCCGTAGCCGAAAAAACAGAGGTGCCGCTGACGTAAACGACCTGACCTTGAATCAGATTTTGGCCAGCGGTAAAAGTCTGAGTCGTGGGGAATGTGGTTGTTACACCGACCCCATTAACGAGCCAAACTTGCGTACCAGCAGGGGTAAACGAAGTATATTTTCGGTTAAAAATCGCTCTATCGGGCATAATAACGGGACAGCGATTGTTAGCCTACTGCTAGTTTAACAATAACAAACTTCAAAAACAAATGCTTTATTGAACATTAAAAAATAGTGGTTTAGAAATTTCAACATTTAAACCAGAAGTTGTAACAGCTCTACCAATATTTGTAATATAAGCTCCAGATAAAGACGCACCATTAACTTGAGTAATCCAACTTGAATAAGAAGAATTTAAAGCACCAGAAGTAATACTTAAGTAAACAGAAGAACCCGGCGTTAAACCAGACAAAGAGGCAAAATAACTATCCTTAGTAACAGTAATTAATTCGTTGACGCCGCCGCCGTTAATTGCGAGGCCGACCACACGGGCGGTATTTTCAGCAACGGCAGAAGCCTTATATAAAAGACCGCTGGCATTGACCGTTACGACATCACCAGCGGTAATAGCTTGACCCGCCCTAAATGAAACTAAGGAGGCCACAATAATTACTACCTACTTCTAAATAGAGTCTACTAGCCTTTACCCTGTCCGCGACTCTTTTTCCTGCCGTGCGAGGCTTTTGAGTTGATGCCGTTACCCTGGCGCGTTTTCTTAGGCTTGGACTCAATCTTGTTAAGAGTGGACTTGGGTTTGGCCATAATGCAGAAGCAACGGCGTCAGCTTAGGAACAAAAACAGGAACGTCAAGCGACTGAGTTTGCTGTAAACTTTATATAACTAAAGTGAGCGTTACGCAATAGAGGTCCACGCTGAGCCATCCCAGACCTTCACTACGTTGGTGCTGGACTCAACCCAAACAGCACCTTCAGTACTAGGTGCAGGTGCTGCGATACCGTAGCTAAGGCCACGGCTGGGTCCGGTTTCATACCAACCGCTGCTGGTCGCGTCGTAGACGAACAGCGAGCCCATAAGGTTGTTAAACCAGAGCGAGCCATCGCGAGGAGGCGCGTTGTAACCGGCACCAGACGGCGGGCTCTCTCCTTTATAAGCCAGAGCTTCAGCGTTGGTTTGATACCAGGACGGATCCGAAACACCGTTGCCGCTGGCATAAACAAACAGGCGGCCCTCGTTCGTATCGAACCAGAGCGAGCCGTTGCCGTAACCAGCAGCCGGACTACCGGAGACCGTGACGGAGACACCGCCGCCTCCACCGCCGCCGCCAGCAGTGCCGCTGCCACTGATGGTTACCGTATTGCCGCTATAAGCAACACTATTATCACCAGCGCCAAAAATGTGACCAGAGACAGAACCTTGGAAAACATTATTGTAATTAATATTAAATTCAGTGCCAACCAAATATAAACCAGAACCAGCCGTAAAGATTGTGCCAGACGCCGACGTTACAGTGGCGTTTATAACTGTTGTTGTGCCACTAGCAGTGAAATAAATACCCGAACCAGCTTGAATACTTGTGCCACCGCCGCCGGCGCTGATGCCGCTAATGCTGGTGTTTAAGTCCTCTAAAGCGCGAACAACGCCCTCAAAGTTCCACGGGTAGCCGTAGGGGCATCGGGAGTAACTAATGGTGCCCACGCCGCTTACCGTTTCGATGAGTTGGTCAATAACCTGGACAATACCTGCAAAATTATGCGTGTGTAAGGCCCGAGGTTCACTACCGTGTGTCGGACAAGGGGGTACGTTTACTTCGGCCATTTAAAACGTAGTCCCTCCTGTACCCTTAAGTTTAGCGGACCCAACTTGAAAAAATAAGTAGACTACTTCTTACTTTTATTGTATTGCGCCGAAAGACGTTTAATTGAGCTTATTGATATCCCCAAGATCTTAGACACTTTCGAGCAGCTATTTCCGGCATTTAAAAGGTTGATGGCTTCGGTTGTCTGCCACGTCCGCGAACGGCGGCGATCAGCAGCGGCCTTGATAACTTTATATTCGTCTGTTGTCGAGCCCTTTTTAAGGATTTGTCTGACCCTTTCGTGCGAAATACCTAGCCGCAGGGAAATATCGCGAAGACTCAGGCCATCCAAATACAGATCGTAAATTTGGCAAAACCGGGTGCGGCGCTGGTCCGCTGTAAGGATCTCAGGCACTTAAAAACTCAAGTTTGCTCGCGCTCACTGAGGGTACGTAGTTTCTGATCGCCTGTCAATAGCCTGATGGATAAAGCCTTCCTCAGCAAGTAACCAGGCGGGCACTCCGAGGTCCTGAGAGCGTCTGCGGCACTCCTGCCAGAACTGCACCTCAGGGGTATCTAAGAATTCTGAGGTCTTAGAGGGTACTGAAGCCATAAGGGTCCTTGAAAAATCCTTAATAACCCAAAGTTAGCACAGAACCTGAAGAAAATCTGGCATTCTGGTTTTCCACGACGCGTTCTGGAGACAATGGAACCCAAAAACTCTTCCTCTAAACTCCAGACTTAACTCGAATTTCTTAATGGTGGATTAGTTAGAGTATTTAAAATTAATTCTTATAAAACTACGCGTAACACGATAGGCTGCGATTCTGAATAAACCTTTAAATACCAGTAAGTCATATTTAAAAAGCTGCAGACCGCCGTAAAACGGGTTAAGTCTGACTAAGGAATAAAAAATCTCTTTTTAAAACCCCTTCGACCGTGCTATCCTGCCATGAGTATCAGAGCACTCTGTACCCATTCATGAACCCTCTAGACCTCGTTACGGTCTTCGGGCTCCTGGAACCGACTCCGGTCAAAGCCTTAGGGCCTGTAGTACAAAAAACCTATACTCTCGACTCGTTTGTCGTCTCCGACCACGGGGAGTCGGCTTCGCTGACCTGTAAGTGCTGCCGTTCGGAGCCCTACCTGCTGGCTTCCGCAGACCTGGAGCGCATTCATCCGGCCTTGGGGCTCTTCGCCTGCACCTTATGCCTGAATGAATTAAGGAATGCCCGTACCCCATCGGACAAGATCGCGGTATGGTTTCTCCAGAACCGCCCTTCGATAGCCAAAGATCAACATTTGTATCTTCCCAATTCGTTCCAACGTTTAGTGGACACAGAGGAAGGGGTGATCATGAGGCCACGACGGTTTGTCTACGCCAAATTCTTCAACGTCGTACTACAGCAGCGTGATAAGGTGCTCAATACCTGCGGAGATCCGCAATGTGTTAACCCGTATCACATGATGCTTGCTGCTAGCACGGCAGCGAAGATGACACCCGACATGAAAAAGGATGTCCAATCATGGTTTATCAACAAAGTAACTCCCAGAACAATTCAACAACTGCTAGAAATCAAATACAACCGTTCTTTTTCTCTAAGAACGATTACGAATTTAAAAAAATCATTGCCTGTATAAGAGTTCACACAGAGTTGCTTCATCTGCTAAACTTTCGTCAACCGTTATCGACAAAAGAACTTCTCAGCGAGATTGGATTCTCAAAACAAAAGCTTTTAAGAGATTTAAAACAACTTCAAAAGCAAAATTTAGTTAAGAAGATCTCTTTCGAAGCACATGTTCTTTATGTCATCAACGGTGACTACAACACACTTATTAACAGAACTTTAAATCTATGACTTTCACACAAGAGCAAAAACCGTGCCTGTGGTCGAAAGAGTACGTTATCGATAATTTGCCGGTCTGGATTTACTCCGACAATGCCCAGCCGACTTCGATCTCCGAGTGCAAGGCCAAGATCTCCGCTACGGAATACACCATTCGGGACATCGAACTTCAAATCGAAGTTCGGGAGCTGGAACTGCAGACTGGCAATAGCCGCCACACGTCGAACTTCGACTTTCAGAAGTGGCGTGCCCAGGCGTTACGCGCCAAACAGACACACATGTATCTGTTAAACGCTTACACATACTGGTTGCTTTTAAATGAGCGCGAACAGAACTCCCAAACAGAACCGAATAAGGTGAACAAAGTTATTCGTCTCCTCATCGATGAGCCGAAAGACTTTGTAGAACAACTCGAAGCTCTGCTTTGATCTGCTTACGCAATAAATCCCATAAAAAATTAGATACGGTCTGCGCTGATTGCCTCGAAACAATCAACGAACCAGCCTGCGAACCAGATTTAAATCAAATAACGCCCGAACTGCGGGCTTTATTTACTCAGTTAACTCTGCAAAACAGAGATTTAGCAGACTGCTGGAAGACCGATCAAACCCACGTGATGATCGAGCGTAAAAAACTGCGGGTCGAAAATGTGTTGTATGGTTTTTACAAAGGAGACATCGGAAACTTCAAGCTGAAACGAATTTGTCAGACCGTAGGTTGTGTAAACCCTGCGCATCATCGCTCTAGATTTGAGTCTCCTGACGTTTTTAAATCTGTGCGAACAGGATTTAACCGCAAACTAACAAAGTTATCTGATTTGTCTGAAGCGGAATGGTTACGACACCCTTAAACTGAAGGCGCTGGTTCTTGTAAGAAAGGTCTGGAACCAGTACCGTGGGGGCGCACATCGTTTTTACCTTTTCCGATGTGCCGTAAGCGATCCGAAGTGCTTGGTGCCAAGTGCTTTGGCGGCCCCCACTTAATTTTTTTATGTTGAACAAAGAACTTCTCGATGCTATCCGTAACATCGACACAAGCCTGCAGATTATTGCGAACGCAAACTCAGGAAATGTAACCACGGCGTTTGTTAACAAAAAATCGGTGGCGGCTAGACTCGGCGTCTCACCGGTATCTATCGACAAATTGATTTATCAGGGCATCACTTCAAAAGGTGAGTCTGGTTTAGTCGAAGGGCGGCATTATTGCAAGCTCGATCCGACGGAAACCAACACAAGTAATTTCCTCTTTGATAGCGCTAAAGTGCTTCAAGATGCCTGGACCTCTTTTACAGGGTATAACAAATGACAAACAGCCGAAATAGTGAGCGTCTCGCGAATAAATTATTTAGTAAAAGCGAGGTGCAAAATAAAATCGCTGTAAATACAATAAAGATGATCGTAGGCGATATTGTAACCCTGTATCAAGAGTTCAGAAAAGCTGAAGGCTTAGGAGCGCTGTTTTTTAATCCGGTATCTCCGGAAAACAGCAATTACATGACGATTAAGGATATAAAAAACGATATTATTTTGTCTGAGGAGTTAATGGATGATGACCTACGTGACTTCTTACGGAAAATACTGAAGGTTGTTGAGGAGGAGCAACACGAAGATAAAGCGATTGTGGTTATGGTTAACAATCAGACGATGAGTATCCATCTGATCGACTTAAACACTGTAGATGTCCATATCAAAGAGCTAGTCGATGCCTTTAGCCGCGACTGATTTTGTCTCTCCTCCTGATGTCGTAGGTGTTACAACATCTTTTTTTGGAGGCTCGATCGATTTAGATCCAGCCTCTAGTGACGCAGCAAATACCCTTATAAACGCCAACCGATTTTTTACTTTCGAACATAACGGTTTACAGCAAGAGTGGAAGGCTAAAAACGTCTATTTGTATCCACCGCGAGATATCTTGCTCGCGAATGAACAACCGAAAGAAGTTCTACTTTTTACCAGACGCAAGCGAATTCAAAAGTCGGCGCAACGTGTTTGGCTCGAAGAGTGTCTTCGTCGCTATCGAAAAGCTGAATTTGATGAGGCAATTATTTTTTTAACTTCTTCGCAGGTAGCTTTATTAGTTACGCAAAAACTGAATATTGATTTGCCTATGTGTATTTTGAAGCAACACCCAACGTTACATCTAGATGTGCCTGGGTTACCTAAATTAGAGAGCACACGCTGTCTTGGTTTTATTTTATATTTACCCTCTCCCTTTAATACCGACGAACGGATAGGGGACTTTATTGACCTATATAGTCAACTGGGTCGGGTGTACTGCTAAGGATAGCTACAGATTTATAGGTGTCGTCTGGACCGTAGTTATCCCGATTAGCAAACCCTAAGCCCACGGGGGTGTTCTTCATCTTCGCGAACGTCCGCTCTCGCTTTAAGCGTTGCTGGCGTTCGTTCCCGCTCTCACCCCAAACCTGCCCCGCCAGTCGAATAACATCACGACTCCGATAGCGATAGTCGTGCTTAGCGAAGGGCGCTTCACCGTGGAAACGAACCTTGCGCTCATGCCTAGATTCCCTTATGGAATCAGACATTATACGTATAGAGAGACTTAAACGAGTCTACGTCACTGGTAACAGTAGGAGGCTTTTTAGCTAACTCCATATACGTAGGATCGTACAGTTTATTAAACGCCGGCTTATTAGCTATAGCTTCAAACCCTGCTGCAGGCGCTGCTAAGGCTTGATACAAACGAGCAGAAGAACGAGTACTTGCTTCATCCATACCTGTCGCAAACTCTTTTGCGCTTCCACGCAGAACGTTTGCGAGAAGATTAAAGGAACTTTCGGGGTCTTGTAAGTTTAAGATCGAGGGTTTGAACTGCTCTTGACGGGTTCTATATTCTTCAGTGAGCTTCGGTAACTCGGTGGCGTATTTAGTCTCATACGCTTGACGAGCCTCTGCTCCACCACGACCGAAAAGTTGATCGAGGGCACGCTGAGAAGCTTCGCTGCGTTCAATATAAGTGGCGCCCTTACCTTCTAATTGTTGCTGAACTTCCTGTTGGCGCTGAACAGCGGCGTTAATAATGTCCTGGGCTTTGCCAAACTCAAAGCCAAAACCTCCGCTTGATTGTGATTGACGTGCGCCCATTTCTACAGCACGGGTTGTCCTTTTGCTAGTCTATCGCGGATTTGATCACGAAGTCTAAGAACTTCAGAACTCGTTGTAGTTTTACCCGGATCATAGAAATCAGCAGAAACGTGAGCGCCCGTCGTAGAACCAGAACGACCTTGAGTTCCAATAAACGTACCGGGGTTAATAACCGCGCCAGGCTTTAAGTTTGGATTCAGCTTGTCGAAATGAGCTAACCGGACATCAAACGATTGACCAGTCTTCGGATCTACGCCGCGAACGTCAACGTAATTACCGTAACCACGGCGGCCAGGACCTTTCTCTAAGTTTGTTTCCCAGGGATCGCTGACGACCTTAAGGACCTGAGCTTGGAAAGGGAGCTTGAACGCTGCTCCGCGTCCCCCCGGAATAACAAAGTCAAAGCCGGGCTCCCCTGAGGTATCCACAGCGGATGTAATTTGTACGCCGGGTATGGCTCCTCCGGGACCGCCTTGTAAAGTTGCGCCTGTTTGTTGCGCAGGCTGCGCTCCGATAGCTTTATTTATCTGGTCTTCGAGACTCTGCACCTGCTGGTTGTAGCTTTTTTCCTGTAACTTGGCGGCCACAACCTGTTGCGCTAACGCAATAGGATCCAGCGACGAGGCTGACCCTGTACTCGACGCCATCAAAGCTTTGCTCCGATATTCTTCCGCAAGGTCCGCGTTCCCCTGACCTTCCAGAGCATTCGCTAACTCTAAATATTGAATGGACGCGTCATCGCCTGTGGGCGGAGCCACGAGCTTCTGAGCAAAATCCTGAACGATGCTCTTCATCGCACCCTGAAAGTCATATCGAGGCAGACTTACAGGGCTAACAGGAGTAGCCGCAACAGCAGAGGGATCGGTCCCGTCAATAACAGGTGCAGGAGTTTGACCGTAAACCTTTTGAATAGATTCAAGGGATTTAACGGGCTGATTGTGATAACTTTTGCCCGATTCCATGGGGAAGGAAGCCCACTCCGGCGACAGTGCGGCGGCCACCCTGGGGCTTAAGCCTTCGCGCTGCAGAGCAGCCAAGCCGCCAAGTCCCATCAAACGATTTCGAGCCAGTGCTAAAGCAGCGATATCTTGTTCCTTAGGTCCAAACGACCCCAGACCAAGACGGGAAGCTTGACGAGACCACGTGTCGGGCAGAAATTGATACGCACCTGCTGCGGCACTCTTGTAGCCGCCTTTGGAGACAATAGTATCGGGGTGCTTACTTAAATCTGCAAAAGTACCGCCGCCAAACATAGTTTGGTAGCCCTTGGGACCCGAAGTTCCCTCAGCAAAGCGAATTGCTTGCAGTAATCGCTGACCTTCCTGGGTCCCACGAAACTGCTCTAGTAATTCGCGTTCGGTCATTAGCGGTATTACCGAAAACAGTCGCTCTTACATAAATTTTAGAGCATCTGCGTTAAACAGGATTACTCGTCAGTATCTAATTCGTCGTCGAAAAGGCTCATATTTGTGTCCATCGCTATACCAACTTCATTCATAACAGTTTTATAAGCACGCTCCCGACAAATCAATTTAAAAACCGTCGCCCACAAATACTGATCGCGGTCCTTGTCTTTTAATGAGTGCGCTTTTGTCCGAATCCGAGTCAGAACGAACTCGTCTTCTAAAGTCAGACCACAATTAAGGCTTTGAGACTCATTCGACTTACGTGAAGCCATCGCGGTGAGCCGACTAATTAAAGTCTAGCTCTACTTAAAAAAAGACTCTGAAACTCAGAGCACAGATTGTCTTAATAGTTCTATATTACCAGTTTTTGCAGCTCCAATAGCCTGGAGTTAACTTACTCTTCTTTTCATCACAGCTATGCCTAGAGCGAAATGCTGCACGTCGTTTAGGGTCATCGCTCCTATTTTCCATATTAGGATCGCCAAAACGAACTAAGCGGACCGTATCACCTTCTTTGGCTGCCACGGAGTATTCCTTGCCACTCTGAACGTCACGCTTTGGTACATTAAAATCACGAAATCTCTCTCCCGCTAAACGTATGGACATTTTAAATTTGCCTTCACCTATTAAGCTTAGACATAAATGGCGCTCCCCTTACGATTTTAACAACACTTTTTCTGTGCCTCATATTTACGCAATTGTATATAACGGCAAAATAAAATATGTAGGTAAAAGTAGCGGCACAAAATCAAATTATTATACTGGAGGTGTTATACCAAATAAAATAAAAAATAAAGGTATTAAAGGTGTCCTAGAGTTTACAACCTTAGATAATATTGACGATAAAGAAAAGTATTGGATAAGTAAATTAAAACCTAGCTATAACATAGCTGAGGGAGGCAGAGGAGGATTAACGGGAGAAAAAAACCCCGCAAAAAGAAAAAGTGTTAAAGATAAAATAAGTAAAAAATTAAAAGGAAGGAAATTATCTGAAAACCATAAACTTAAATTAAAAATAGCTAAGCATAAAAACCCAGTAAAAGCACATTTAGGTAAAAAAACGACAGATGAAACTAAATTTTTAATTAAACAAACTCATAAAAAAAGACATGTTGAAAAGTACAACAGTATAAAAAATATGCTTAAAGAGGGATACTACAATAAAGAAATTTGTAAAATTTTAAAAACATCTTCTGCGACAGTATCAAGACTTAAAAATGAACTTGGGTTAAAACATAAACACAGCCGTTCGCGTCTCGATTCGCCTCCTTCACACAAAGATTAAAGACTTCTTTAGTCGCGTTAAGTTTGCTGCGCACAGAAGAAACGGAGCTAATATAAATCCGTTACTTCTTCTCCGCATATACAATGTCGGACGGTAAAGCACTTCTTACCATCGCTGAAACCGCTGAACTTCTTAACTGCAGCTCCGGCTTTGTCCGTAAGCGCATTGCGTTATCTGAAGCAAATCAGCCTGGCGGTTGGCCTAAGTCTGTTTACGTGAACCTGCAGCCCAATGGCGCCAAGTCTCTGTACCGCGTCAACAAAACTGCTCTCGAAGAATATCTCCAAAGTTCCTCTACCGCTAAAGTAGAAACAGAAGAAATGCCTGTTGCAGTTGCCTGCACCTTCTGAAAATGACGTTTTCCGGCTCTTTCGAAACACCCCAAATGACCGCGCCTATTGAGGGCATGGTCGTTATCGAAGAGCAGGAAGTGCAGCCTAAGGCCACGGTTGACGAACTTATTAGTCAGCTCGTGGCCATGGGTTCGTACGTTAATCAGCTGTACACACAATCACACCTGATTCATTTAAATATCGAAGGCCCTCTTTTCTTACCGATTCACGAATTTTTAAAAACGCAGTACGACGCACACATCACTCAGTTCGATACCCTCGCTGAGTTTGTGCGGTCCATGGATTATCTGATGCCGATGTGCGCCAAGGGGCTCCAAGGCGCATACAAAAACTTCAAGAGCGTTAAGTCTTACGACGCTCGCGAGATGCTGACGGTATATACCAAGAATCTTGAAGCCGGCGGCATGTTGGCCAAGAATATTGGTACGCTGGCAAAAGAGGTTCAGGCTCCCGATATCGAAAACTACGCCGCTGATTTAGTGGGTCAGATGTTCAAAGCGGCGTGGTTCCTGAAGGCCACGCTTCGCGATTAAACCTGAGTCCAAGCGTTAGAGAACTGAATATACAGACCTGCCGGGTAAACACCGGACGTTTGAATTTGGTAGAACATATAACCCGACCCGTAAGCGGTTGGGCTGGGTAATCCGCTTAGGCCAACATCTGCGCTTTTTACAACACCAGAAGCCAGTATCGCTCCTGACGCCAATATTGCTGTGCGGGCTCCCGACGCCAGGACGGTACCTGACGCGAGGATCGCTCCCGATGCCAGTACAGCGGATCCAGCAGTAACAGCAGATCCGGCAGAGGTTGCTGAATCAGCGAACGAAGCCCCTATTTTTTGCCAGGCTGAACCAGTCCAAACCTTTAAATAATATTCTGAAGTAGAGCTGTCGGTCCATAACTCTCCAACAGAGTTACCTGTTAGACCTACGGGGGTGGAGTTCGGGGCTGTAGTTCCGTAATGAGACGGACCGATCTTCCGGATAGCGCCCGCCGAATCCTCAAAATAGAGTCCCGGATCGGCAGCACCAACGGCAATCGCGAGTTCACCGTTCTGAACCACGGTGCCGCTGGGTCTATCGGAAGCCTGACCGGAACGCTTTAAAAGTAAAATAACAGGTGTTGAAGTCATACCAGATCAGTACGTGCCGCCGTTAATCAGTGAGGGGAAACCGCCGGGCGGTATCAGAGTACCGTTAGCATACTGACCCCCGACAAAAATGTTAGTGGGTTGACTGACTAAGACTCCGTTTGCGTATGTACCGCCATCGTAAATATCTAATTGATCAAAGTTAATCGGGGCAAACGGGTTGAATTCGTCAATCGTATACATCTCAAAATTCTGAGCCTGCATCGCAGTAATAGAATTTATATTTCCAAAATTCAAAGTCTTGCCCATCATGTTGTACATGTCGGGGTACATCATGTGGGTCGGCATATCGTTTTTTGCCGGACTATATCGTTGCCACCACACGAGGTTCCGCTCGCGGCGGTAGAAGTTAGTTTGCTTAGCTAAATCGATCTCAAATTTTTCCCGATAGTATTCGTTCATCGGTTCGTCATTCGGCTGCGACAACCACATCGAGGTCGTTGTGGTCTGATTGAATCGCAGCTGAAGGTCCCACATCGCCGCGTAGATGTGCTTACACCAGCGTGGTTGATAATAAAAAACGTTTGGGTCTGAGTAGACAGCCTCGGTGTAGTCCGGGATGTTATAAATCTCGTTTAAGTAAATAAAACCGAAAGTCCTGGCGAAACCAGGATCATCGCTGGAAGGAACTCTACGAACGTCCGCTGTAGGACCAGCGTCATAAAAACCAGGGTCTAAGTTCTGAACACGAGTAAACGGATATTTTCTTCGCAGTGAAGCCTGATAAAGGTTAAAACCTTCGCGAGCAAGGAAATCCGGGCACGTACACTGCGACCGCATCTCCGTAGTCAAGTATTCGCCCACGGCTGGTGGACCTGTGGCCGGAACAGCCATCGTCGTGGAGTTAACAACGCTCCAGCTATTCGCATCAGTGTGCGATAGAAATAATGTGTTATAAATGGGGGCAAAACCAGGAGTTACAGGTACACCGTTAATCCCTACGGCTGTGACCGTGTAATTGTTGTATCCGTACTGCTTCTCCGTACCGTCTGCATTAAAGCGGTTCGATAAAACTTCACCTGTAAAGAATGAAACTGGTGCACCGAAGTTGGAACTCAAACGCACTGCATAAGTATTCGCGTCGTAATCAGTTACAGAAACAATCGAGTAACCAAAATTTAGGAAGTTAAAGGAGTCGCGAGGGCGAATACCAACCATCCACATGCGCATGTCTGCACGGGTAGTCGGATACATAAAAGCGATACCGGGCAGGAACGTGCCCACCCCAGGCGAACCCGATACGAAATATTTAAAGCTGTAAGTTAAACCGTCGTAAGCCTGTTGCGAATACATCGCAAGCTCATAACCACGGCGCCACCTAACCCAAAGCGACGCGTAATCGTAGTCACTTAAAAGACTAAAGTCCTTCGTCCCCGTGGCCGGACGAAACCGCCGCTTAAAAGGCAGCGGATTAATAAGCTCATTCGTATTGTCAGCCCCACGAACATCGCGGGGTTGCTCTACAGATTTACTGCTTTTAAAACTCTTGAATCCGAAATCATCGGATCCTTTTTTCCTGGCCACGGATCAATAGAACCCACCTTGGGCCCAAACCGTGATACCAGAAGAACTGAGACCGCCAGACACAGAAGTCGGGCCATTACCGAGGTAGCCAGCGCAAAGGATGTAGCCCTTCTCAAGATACAAACCCTCGCCCTTACCGATCTGAATCGGAGCAACCAATGCGGTGTCCCCGGTTTTGGGCACCGGAGCGTTCACCGCGAATAACTGGACTGGCAGCGGGTAACCAAAGGTGCTGCCACTCAAGCCAACCTCAAAACGGCCAACCATCAAAGCAGCCGAAGTAGACGGAGCTGCTTGGTTGGGGGCGTAAACGTAGAGACCGATGTCGGCAGTTCGGATGCCGCTTTTATCGGGATAGTCTTCGTTGCTGACGATCGTAATGTCTTCGACTAAGGCAGCATCCTCAGAGGGAAGATCGCCCACACGGACTAACTGAATCAGGTCAGTCAGATTGGGGTTAGTCGGATCGCAAGTGGCAGTAGCGCTGGTGATGCGAGCCCCGCGAAGAAACGGGCGGTCAATAAGACAAGGCTGCTTATTCGTGGAAGTCGAGGCCATTGGATGCGGTCTGTATTATTGGAGGGGTTGACTTTTTTTAGGATTAAAGTCCTCGAAAAGCCCGGTATTTTTACCGATAATTGACTTTAATAACTGCTCTAAATAAGCGTCTTGTTTCTGAGACGACAGGTAATCCTGTAAGCGGGAGCCCGCCATCCGATACACAGGCTGATCACCACGGATGCCTCGGATTAAGTCACCGACGCCGCCCATGAAGTCTGAAGCAGCAGCACCAGCAGCCATCCAGTCGAAGCCGGGTTTAGACGGACTGGCTGTGTTGTACGAAACAGCCGGGGATAAATCCATCCCCGTAAAAGCTGCAGGATTAAACGCACCCGCAGAAGAGCTAAAGATTGAGCTGTAATCGGTCAAAACTTACCCCCGTGCTGTTATAAGTTTAGGTGAAAAATCGTAATCAGATAAGATTACGTCCCTGCAGGGCATAAATAAGAGCCGGATCAAGACGCATAATTTCATCCGACAGTTGCGGGGAAGTAAATCCACGCAGATCGGAAGAACCTTGTGTGCCGCCCACTGAGGTTTCGGCAGTGGCTGCCGTATTCCCGATCATGTTATTAGGGGTGTTAGAACCAGCCGGAGCGGTAATAACTTTCTGCATGGGCTGAGGAACTTGCTGGCTCGGTAAAGTGTTTCCGCCTGCAGCTTTACGTAAAAGGTCGTAAGCCAAAGTGGGGTTAGCGCCCGCCCAAGCGACTAACTCAGGGGTATCCAGAATTCCGCGCTGGGTTAGTTGATTAATAACTTGAGCTTTATTAACGGGACTTTCGGCATACTGTTGACGACGGGCATACGCCGCAGCCAAAGCATTTTGCGGTTTGACGTACTGCTGCTTAGCTGCCGTTAATCCCTCATCTTGACCACGCTGGATAATGACGGTTTGTCCGTCAGCGCCTCTGTAGCGGGGCTCGGGGAGTGTAGCCCGCGCACCGGGGGACATACCCGCTGCGATTTGTTGGGCGATACTAGCCTGACGATTTTGAGCCGCTTGAGGATCGTTAACCAGGCCGCCAGCGTCTGCGCTCTCGGTGGTTGGACCCATCTGAGTCTGCAGAGGCGCTTCGGGAGCAGCAGGATTTTGCTGGATTCCCTGTTGCTGCATGACATAGGCAGCCAACAGACCACCGCCTAAAGCGCCGGATCCAATGCCGGTTGCTAATAAAGGATTCTCTTTGACAAAACCAGATAAATTTCGAATGGTGCTACCTAACAGATTACGGGGAGCGTCGCTTAAACGGCTTGCAATTTGTGTGGAGATGTTCAGAGGAAGCTGACCTTCAACTTCCCCAGGAAAAATACGTGAAGAACTCGGAACCAAACGACCCGATGCGTCCTCAACAAAAGCTCGTGCCCCGAGCTGAGCTTCGGGCTCTAAGCCGGGCAACCCACCTTTGCTCTTATAACTTATATCTCGCGGCAGACCGCCGCGTTGGTAAAAAGCCTGGAGAGCCTCGTTATCTGCGGGAGAAAAAAGACTCGTTTGCCGATAAGTTGCACCAGGAGCTTCAGGAACGGGCGGACGCACACCGGGGGTAGGAGCTTCTAAAGAAGGCACCCCGCCAGGACGAACAACAATCTGATCTCCAACTCGTGTGACCACTGGGGCGTTCCCCACGCCCGTACGCATGGCCGTGGTCAGCTCAGCCGGTGATAGTTCGCGACCTAAAGCATCAACGTAAAACTGTCTACCCGAAGGATCTTGATATAACTTTAGGTTTTCAGCTGGGTCCACAGTTCCTTTTACGGAAGGAAAACCTGGGGCTCGCTGAGGTTGCGCTGCCGGCGGTGTGCGAAGAGCTGGAGTTGTGGGCGCCTCAAAGATACCTCTAACTGCAGGTTGAGCACGACGAACTGGTTGCGCAGCCTGCTCGGCAACTTCTTGACCTAAACGGTAAGCCTGTTTAGGACCTTGACGCAATGCTGCTTGGCCGGCTTCAAAGGCGCCGCGAGCACCAGCCTGCACCGATTCACGGACAGTCGGTTGAAGGAGGCCGGTTTGCCGAGCAAAACGTCGAACTAAATCAGCAAATTCGCCGCCCGCCATCATCGCTGCGGGTCCAACTTGACGCAAAATATCATCTGCGCTACGGCCAGCAGCTGATGCAGCTCCCCCACCTAACATTTTAAGTAAACTCATGTTGGGCGAGCCTCGCTGTTAAAAGACTATCTCTGTTATTAATGTTAGCGCCAGTTCGCATAGAAATACAAACGGTCAGCTCGTGAAGTATCGGGGGGCCCAGGAATTGCCTGAATAAACTCACCACCACTCCGCTCAAAGCGATACCGAGCTGCCACGGGATCTCGATAATTCGGGACGTAAAGCATGTGCGCTAAACGATCACATTCATATAGATAATTTTCACGCCAGATCCTTGCAGTCTCGCGCTTGTCCTGAATGTTGATCGAACGACTAACGTCACCCAAAATCGTCTCTTGACGACTGGTCGCACGCCCTGTGGCGAGTTCAGTTAAACGCTCAGCTTCCTCACAACGTTCGATTTGCTGAACAATTTTGTCGTAATAGAACTCACTAGGAATCGAGTTGCACGCCTCCATGAGACGGGCGTAATCCCCAGCGGGAACGGTCGCTATGTTATAACCCAGGTGATACGCTGTACGACTAAAGTTAAAGTCGTCAAGTCTGTAACCAAAAACCTGAGCAGGGTTTCTGGTTAGCTGATTAATAGCCGCGTAAATTACTTCACGCTTGGTGGCGTCAGTTGTATCGGGCTGAAATACAACACCCTGCCCAGCCAGATAACTTTGTATCTGCTGAAGCTCTTGAGTAGTTAACTGCGCCACTACTAAAGCCTACTAGATATTTATATTCTAATTCTTAATCTCTAGACCCTACTTAAATCATTCAACGTAGACGTGATCCCCTTCTAAAACGGTGTCCCAGTCCACACGGGTGATCGACCGCAGCTGATCGAGTTTGGTGAAGCGTTCGCCAGGCATCGACTGCTGAAGCTCTTTAATTTCGGTAGCGGTTTTGAGACCGACTCCCTTCAGAACTTGAGTCAGCAGTTGAGGAGTAGCGCTGTTGATGTTGACGCGGTTATGAACCTGAACTTCCGGCTTAACAATCTGACGCCCACGACGCTGCTTCGAGGGCTTATCAGCTTCTTCGATTTCTTTCTCTTCCTCAAGGATTTGGTTTTTGTGAGCGAAGAAAACCTTCCCGGTGGTTAAAGAACGCACCATCTTATATTCACCGTCGTCGTGCTCGCTCAGAACTTCGATCTTTACGCCGTTGGGTGTGAAAGTAAACTCTTTCGAGGTAACCGCAGTCATTATGTAGACAGTGATCTGTTTTTAGTTATAGCACAATCGACAATAAAAAACCCCCTCCGAAGAGGGGGCTGAGACTCCGATAAACCAAGTTTATCAGGAGGGCACGGTGGAGGTGTACACGTTGGACTCCACGAGGCCGGCGGGCTGCAGAGCCAGATCGTCGCGCTTGGGCGCTTCGTCGGGGATGAGCCAGCACACTTCGCAGATACCCAGCGCTTTGTTCTTGCCAGACAGTTTGTTGGCTTGAGCGCGGGGGTCGTACACACCGGAACCCAGACCCAGGCCGGAGCCAGGAACGGTAGCGGTGCTGTACAGACGGTACTTCGTATCCGAAGTAACGACGTGCATGTTGGCGTCGTTCCAGGCGTTGCTGGACACGAACGCGCCGTTTTCGATACGGCTGTTGGAGCCCACCAGGTTCGCGAAGAAACCGCTGGGGCTGGGAGCGGTGGTGAGACCGGAGGACAGAGCAGGACCCACGCCGAGAGCGGGGGCAGCCTGAGCGCCAGCGATACCGCTGCTGATCACGTCGCCGCCGTCGAGACGGACAGACACGCGATACACATAAGCACCGGAAGGCACGGTGATGCCGTCGGTGATGTCAGCGCGAACGTCCTTATACGCGTCGGGGGACGGAATAATAACGTCAGCGGCTTTGAAGGGCTGGTTGCTGGCCTGACCCGAGCCATAAGGCTGGGTGTAGTAATCCAGCTGGTTGGTGCTAGAGCTGGCCTGATAAGACAGGTCAACGTAGCCCACAGCCTGCTGGGCAATCCAACCGGGACGGAACACGACGCCGACGGGACCGCCAATCGGTTGATTGGTGTAGGTCTCGTTAGTGCCGTTCTCGTTCAGGAAGCTGAAGCTGCTGGTGGAATGCCAGTAGCGGAGAACGTTGGTGTAGTTACCAGGATAGATCTTGGCAACTGCAATCTGAGCGGGATTAATAGCCATCGTTAGTTACCTCCTCAAGCGTTAAAGGAGTAAGCGACGGTGGCGAAGTCAGCGTTCAGAAGTTCGAAACCTGCGTACAGGCTCCAAATCATCATGATGAAACGGCTGAAGTCGTCATTATTGTTCAGCAGCACCTGAGCATTGTTACCGCCGATACCGACGCCAACGCTCTGGGGACCGAAGAACATACCGATCGCAGTCTCGTAAGAGGCCGAGGCACCGCCGATGGAAGCGGTTGCGTTCTGAGACGGCATGTTTGTCGACTCAAAGAAGCGCACGCCTTCGAACACGAAGCCGGTGGGCATGATCGGCTCGCCAGCCACGAAGGTGGCTTGGCCGAAGCCTTGACCCATGTACAGCGCAGCGTTGGGCTGCATTGCCGACATGAGGGGGTTGATCTGACCGTTGCCGGGGTAACGAGCAACTTCACGGAAGTCGCTGTTCTGACGCAGGTGCATCAGGAAGGTCGGATCGCAAACGCAGCGATAGAAACCATCCTGGAAGGTGGGGACGTTACGCTTACGCAGGCTCTTCACCACGCGCAGCAGGTCGTCCTTAACGTCGAACTTAGCTTGCTCGGCGTTGGTGTAGGTGAGGCTACCGACGGCCAGGTTGCCGGGGTAGTAGTAACCACCTTGGCTGTCGGAAGCTTGACCCTTGGAAACAGCTTTCAGGAGTTCGTTGATGAACACCCGATCGCGCCAACGACGATAGTCGTCGAGCAGAGTCAGAGAACCGATGGACTGGTGGAAAGCAGTCAGGTTGCCGGTGTCCAGCAGAAGACGCTGCGCGGTGATCAGAGTCTCGCGAGCAATCTTGAAGGTGCTGGGCTGGGTGGGGTCAGTCGGGTCGGCAGGACCGGTGTACTCGCGGAGGGTCACGAGCACCTTGTCCTTGACGATGTTCCGGCTGTTGGCAGTACCGAGGGTCTGCTCAGCAGTGCGCTCCCGAGACTCTTTCGAGCCGGGGTTGCCCCAGAAACGATAACGGTCAAGCTGAACGGTCTGGCCGGGTTGCTTCGCCTTTAATACTCAATCGAGTACCGTGAAGCTCTTTATCTTCACGTAATACTACCTTAAGGACGGTAGTAAGTAGACTATATCATCACCCACAGCGTCAATTAGATTGATCTGTTTGGGTGCTCCGCGCTCGTGTCACCTTATCGGCTTCTACAACAAATTTGTTGCGGTCAGCCTCGCTCCACTTGGACTTACCTCGATTAGTTCGAGTGTCGTAGCGGAGGTCGAATTTGTAAGCCATAGCTTTACATCCATAGGGCTTAAGAGCCTCTACGAATAACCGAGCTTGAGTTCCGTTACCGCGAAGATTCCACTTATCGGGGCTCTTCGATTTCATCGGCTCTCGTGGAGTCAATGAGGCACCGGTTAAGCTTTCGATCCAATCCGACACAAATAAAGCAGTGTCGTAAGGGACGTATAAAGCTAGCTCTACAATGCGCTCTCTGACGTAAGGTTCTCCGGTTTGCGCGGATTGGCCACGCTTGCGGAGATGGAGGTTTCCGTCGTCCATATAAAGGACAGCTAAACCCTCTAAGCCAATATCGCGAAGAAATGCAGGGGTTAAAACCTTTTTTCCTTGCGGATACAGCTCCTTATACAGAGGAAGCAACAGCTCTTGTTGATTTGACCACCACTGACAACCAGGATATTCTCCTAATTGATTAGTGCATATCCTTTCTTTTATAGGTTGTTTTATCCCAAAAATTCTGTTAAGCCTCCCCACTTTCCAGCGAAGATACTCAAACTGCTTTTTGGAATGAGCGATATAGAGACTCGGATAAGTCACTTGGTGCCTAAGGCAACCATCGCCCAAACAAGAACCTTTTAAAAAGGAACGGTCGCTTCGAGAGAGCATTCGAGCAGTGTTAGTCGTTGAACCTTCCAACCATTTCTGATTGGCTTGGCTGCTGATTGGCCTCCCTTTCGGGTCCGGCTTTCCAGCAATTCACGGAGTTGTCGACCAGGATTTCGCCTGGAAGTTCCCGGACCTTAACAGGTCAAGAAATCGTGCACAACCACGGGCTCTGCAGCCATCTCTACAACGTACGCAGGATGCGGACGGTAGAGTTCTGCACCGAGCAGCTTCGGAAAATCATTGTCGACGAACAAAGCGTCAACCTCCGAAGAACTACATACTTAATTTAACTAAGAGTGTGTAAAAGTAAACTGTTATTGTCGCATTTATAGCGTTAAATCGATTTTTGGTTGCTCGAATTAACGCTTGAACTAAAACGATGTACCATATTGCGCACAGATTCCGAGCCCTGCAGATAAACGGAGCCATAGTTGTACGCATAACGCGTGGACTTACCCCGATAGACGTACCGGAGAGCCGAAGACATCAGACCCGGAGCTTGAGACCGAACCGTTTCTGTAAAAGTTTGACAATAAACAGGAGCGTTGTATACCCACTCAGCTCGATTAGCTGTTCCCTGACTTCCTAGAGAATTAGTCAGCAGAGTGCTCTCATAGCCTTTATGCGTAACACCACCGCCGGTTTTGCCCTGCGCTGCCGTATTACTTTCCGGTGTGTTGTAGGGGTTATAGTTCTGATCCGAGGGGGCGACACCTCGGTAATAAATGTAAGTGCCTTCGTTTCTTAAGCCATACTCTGGGCCAGCTGAGGTAACAACTTTGGCGTTCGCAATTGTGGTGACACTAAGGGGCCTGTACCCGTTATACGAACTCAGCGATCCGCTAGGCAAATAATCTTTATTCTCATAATCGACCCAGTAACCGGAAACAGCCTGAGGAACAGCTCTGTAAGCAGTGCTTTTATACCACTGCGTGCTGTTCACGTTTGAAACCACTGCGGAACTACCCATATTTGGGTGGACAGCACAGTAGTAGTAAAGAGGGGAAGGAGCGGAATCAGCGACAACGATTTGCGTGTAACTGTTTGGATTTCCCGGTGTTCCGCTAGTCGTTACCCCGACCGTATATTGAACCCCACCACCGTGGGTTCCGTTGCTTGTTGTCGAAAATCGGAATGGGTGATTTAAATTGGACGGATCAGATTGATTAAAGATAAAAGTCTGACCTCGCCGCAATTGAAGAACAGCTTGGGGTTGATTATTAATGTAAAAAATATTTCCTGTCCCAGGATTAGCTACTTTTACATTTAAATAAGTTGTTATTTGTTCGTTATAAATGTCTCCGTAACTGTGATCAGGGGGGCCCGCGACAATGATACCGAGGTCAGCTCCAGTATCTTGGATACCAGAACTGACAACGATGTAACCTTCGTGGTTCGGACCGGATTGAATCCGATGAAAACCCGTGTCGTATTTGTAATTAGAAAGAGGTGTATAAACCACGGGGGTACTCGCGGGCCTACACCAAGTATAAGATTTTAACTAACGACTTCCGTATCGACGGGAGTAGCGGGCTCAATCTTCTCGTTCAGGTTGCTCATGTCCGCGCTGATATTCTTCATATCCTGCACGTAAGCGGAGCGCAGCTCGGCTAACTCAGCTTTCAACTGATCGATTTCAGCAGAGGGACTGCCGGAAACATCACGGCGGCGACCAAGAGGATTAGGCATTTCAAGAACCTTTCTTAGCTTCAGTATACTTCTGAGCTTTTTTCTTCGCCTTTACCCGTTCGGGTAAATCGCCTTTTGTTTCTTTTTCGTATTCTGCAACTTTGGATTTGGAGATTTCTCCACGCTCAGCCATCGCGTAAAATTTGCGCCTTTGACTTTCGCTTGCGAACGGCATAACGGAAAACGACTCTAATTAACTATAGACAAAAAAAACCCCGTCACAGAGGACGGGGCTCATGGTTTCGCCTTCAGAGTATATCAGGCGTTATCCATGAACAGGAGCTTGCCACGGAAAGCGTCGGGGCTCATCTGAGACAGATAGCGCCAAGCTTGCTCGGGGCTGCGGTTCATAGCTTCGCTAAAACCTTGCCACTGGGTGTCGGTATCCGCCGAAGGAGCGCCGGCCATGGCCGAAGCAGGCACGGCGGGAAGTTGATCGTAACGAGGCTGGTAGCTCTGGGTATCAGCTTCGGTATCCACGGGGTAAACCTCGGTGAAGAACCGATTGGTGTAATCGGCCAGGTGATCAGGATCAGTCAGGATTTGCTCCATGGCAGCGCCACGGGCAGCGACGTTCTCCAGAACACCGTGCTGTTGGATCAGAGCATCCTCAAGCACCGTGGCGTACTGATTCAGAATGCCAGGAGCTTCAACACCGAAGTGATTAACGACGGCGGCGGTTTCCGCGCTTAGCTGCAGACCCTGTTGAGCTTCCGTAGAAGTCGGAGAGGAAGTCTGGGTTGTATAGTCGCTGCTGTACGAGGTCGGCTGAGCCGTAGGCGCTTGGTAAAGATACGGTTGGGCCTGTAAACTCTGACTGTACAGTTGAGTATCCTGCGGCGCCGTCTGGTACTGCGGATACGATGCTGTCTGGCTGGGGGACGGGGAGAGACGGGAGACCACCCGTTCCAGGCTGCCCATTGCCGCTTCCCACGGATTGGCCGGGGAGGACGTTGACAGAGACGGGTTGAACTGGTTGTTGGTAGAAGGGGCCGTAACCGGTGTTGCCGGCGACGGCGCTTGCGGCATAGTTGCCGAAGGTGCCCCCTGGGTAGTTGCTACCCACTGGGGGTAGGCTGTAGAGCCCTGGTCCGCCGAGGGCGCCGCCTGCGGGGCCGCTACCGCCGGGGAGACCGGGCTCGGGATCGAAGCTTGGATCTGCTGGCTCATAGCTGCCCGAGTAAGTCAGTTCTTGCGCAAGGTGGTCAAACGTCCTATAGAGCAAGGGCGTTATGTTTAGCCGA